ATCTTGAAAGTTCTCCCATTGTTAAACAACGAATTATTCTATCAGGTATCGTGAGCGAAAAAATATACACAACGAATCGTGATATGGGTGTTGAACACGAAGTTGATCTCACCAAGAAATTGTTCACCACAAACCGTGATATGGGTTTTGAACGCAATGTGGAATTCAACCAACGAAACTACGATGTTGATGCGTTGAGGGCGTACTTTTTATTAACTGAAGATTCATTTTTATTACTCCAAGAGGATGGAGGTCGTTTGGTAGAGAGTTATGGCTAACAAGAAAATATCCCAATTAGATCCAATAGGAACTATTGATGTCGTTCAGGACAGCATTCCGATTGTTGACTATTCCGAAGGTGTAACCAAACGGACAAACCTTGCCAACATCGGTCAGCGTGTATTGGAAGCCAGTTCAACCACAAACCTTGCCGAAGGAACAAACCTATATTTTACCAATACACGAGTTTACACGAAGGCAAAGGCAGCGTTCAAAGCTGGTTCAAACACATCTATCACTTTTGACGATGCACTTCAAACCATCACCATTGCATCACAAGGCAATGTCCAATCCGTAAACACAAAGACGGGTGCAGTTGTATTGACAACAACGGACATCAGCGAGGGAACAAACGAGTATTTCACCGCAGCAAGAGTGAGAGCAGTTGTTTTGACTGGCTTATCATTGGCAACAAATGCCGTTATTTCTGCAACTGATTCAGTATTGGTTGGCTTCGGAAAGTTACAAGCACAGATCACCGCAAACCTTTCAACACTTACATCACACACATCCAATACAAGCAACCCACACGCCACCACAAAAGCACAAGTTGGGTTGAGCGATGTGCCAAATGTAGACACCACAAACGCATCAAACATTGCGAGTGGTACATTGAGTGATTCACGCCTATCATCTGCCGTTACAAAGCAAGGAAATACATTTAACGGGGCATCGCAATTAGTTCAGTTGGATGCATCTGCAAAACTACCAGCCGTTGACGGTTCTAATTTGACAAACTTAAACATTCCACCTTCAACGGGTGGGGATTTATACTTATTTTATAACTACTAAAATGCCAGCAAATACATCACCCATATTCGCACTTGTACCCGAAACGAAGATAGTAACGGTTACGACTGCAACCACCGATAGAACGGGGGCGACTACTACTAACCTTGTAGAATTACTAACCGCAGGTACTGACGGCACTAAAATTACGCAAATAGGTGCAAAGGTAGCTGGTACAAATACGGCAACCGGTGTACTTATATTTATAACCGATACCGCAGGGGCAAATCCTAAATTGTACGATGAAATTGCACTCGCACCAATAACCGCATCTACTACAGTTACATCCCAACGAGCAGTAACTGCATATAGTGACCTACAATTAAAAAGCGGTCAAAAAGTTTTAGTAGGAACAACCGTTGCACAAGCCGTAGGGGTTAACATTTTTGCAATTAAAGGAGACTACTAATGCCCGATTTTGGAATTTTTAGAGGGTTTAATGAAAAATTGTTTGGCGATAAATTATGCGCTGGTCAATTGCCTATTAATTTGGGGCTAATTGGTAGTCGTGATTTTGAATTTGACACCGATGCACAAGCATTCTTTGATAGGGTAACTGCGGCAGGTGGTACATTGTCAGCAACTGAAAAACTTGCAGTTAATACGCTTGTTCAACAAATGAAACTTGATGGAACTTGGACACCTATGAAAGCCATTTATCCAATGGTGGGGGCAAGTGCGGCAGCGTGTGCGCAGAACTTAAAAAGTTCCAGTTTTACGGGTACATTTACAAGCGGTTGGACTTTTGCGAGTACGGGGGTGACACCTAATGGAACGAGTGCGTATATGAATAGTAACTTAAATGTTCTTTCACATACCACCTTTAATAGTTTTTCAATGTCATTTTATTCGAGAACAGACACCCTAAAAGTAGCGGCAACTGAAATGGGAGCAACAAATGATAGAACGGACTTTTTGCCATTAGTGACATTAGAAATTAAACGTACCGCAAATTCAATTTTAAATCAATTTGCTGCTTGTATTTACTCTTATCAAAGTGGGCAAATATCTCAAACTTTAAATTTAAACTCTCAAGGATTTTATCAAGCAAGTCGGACATCTTCAACATCTTTTAAAACATACAAAAATAATTTGAATGTTTCAAATATAACTTCAACTCAAAATCAAACTATAAATGTTAATGCGAATGTTTTTATTGGGGCATTGAATGCAATAACAGCTGCGGAAAACTTTAGTGACCGTCAATGTGCTTTTGCCTCAATCGGTGACGGCTTAACCGACACCCAAACATCTGATTTATACACCGCCGTGCAAGCGTTTCAAACAACTTTAAGCCGAAATGTATGATAGGTTATACACTTACACCCGAACAAAAGGATTTGATACAAGGTCAATATTTTGCAACTGACATTTTTTTCAACTGCGTTCAAGATATCAATGGCGTTTGGTTTTTGTTTTTATCCGAGCAAGATATCCCATTGGTTGAAGCATCACAATACGCTTGGGTTGTCACCTTACCACAAGCCGAATACATCCCACCACCACCCCCACCTTTCCCGATATGACAACACCGAAAGTAAAACCCAATGCGCTACCTGTTAGCTTTGACCAATTCCGTAAAAATCCTGTTGCTGCCGTGGCTTTTTGTATGCTTTTGGCTGTTAGTTATTTGTATATGGACTTGCGTTCGGGCAATCAACAGCAGATTGACGAATGTCGCAAAGAGATGGCAGTACTACGGGCAGAGCAGAAACAAGCATATAGAGCTTTGAAGACGGCAGATTCTGCATTGTCGGCAGCCATTACTGAACTACGCATCATTAATTCAATGAAAAAACTATAACGACATGAGATTGCTATACATTTTTTCTTTTTTTTTCCTTTGCGGCTTTTTGTTTACAACATCGTGGGCAACTGAACCCAAGCCAGTTAGTGACATTGATGCTTTGTTGAAAAAGATTCAACAGAACACACAAGCGGTTGGTCAAGCCACTAAACAAGCACACGAGGTCAGCGAGAAATTGGTGGAAGCAAAAGTGGTTGAGAAAGAGCAATTGAAAGAAGCGGTTGTTGTTGCCGAAAAGAAAGCCGAAGCCGTGGTTGTACAGATGCAAGTTGTTCAAAACCAAATGGAGGTGTATGCCGTGAAGATGGTAGGTGCTGGATTAGATACCACAACCACACCAATTGAGTTCAAAGGGAAGATCTATGATGCGTATTTGAACTATCTCTCCGAAGGTGGAAAGGAAGAGTTTGACTATTTCCGAATGTACTTATGGCAACAAAAGTAAACATCACATCATTCCGTTCTAAACCCAAAAATAAATTGGGCAGACATACCAAGCACAAGAACAAGCATAAGAGTTCCAAACCATATAAAGGACAAGGCAAATGATAGACAAAATCAAACAAGCGATGAAGGTGAAGAACTACAAGTTCTTTGAATCAGGTGATTACAACTTGAACATCATTGGCATTCGCAATTCGGATACTGGAAGCAAAGTGACAAATGTCTTTGATGACTTGTTAACCGTGAGTTACAAAATCGGGGATGTGTGGCATTTTAAGAAATGGGCTGCCACAACTGATCCCGGCACAAAGGGAGTAAAGGAATTTCACAATGCTCAAGGAGTTGCTCGTTTAGTTCCCGGACAATATCGTGGTTCACACGCCATCGGATTGCATCAAGGAAAATACGAAGCCTTAAAACAAGCCAAACCCGTCAAAGTTTATCGTGATGCCAACAAGGATATGACCTACGACACTAAGTTGATCACCGAAGGTATCTACGGAATCAACATCCACAAGGCTGGTGCAGATTCAACCTATGTTGAGAACTGGAGTGAGGGTTGTCAGGTGTTCAAAAAGTCAGCAGATTTCGATGAGTTTATGGCTTTAGTCAAGAAGGCTGCCACATTGCACGGCAATTCATTCACTTACACACTTTTAGAGAGCAAAGATTTATGAAAAAATTAATGGAAATTTTCACGGGTGACAAAGGAGAGATGTCATCAAAACGATTCGTGGGCATTATCGGTGC